AATTGTATAATGAAGAAACTCATACTACTACAGTTTGTCCAGATTGTGGGGGTGAAGGTGGTTATTATGATGATGAAGATGAAGATGAGTGGAATGAAGAACATTGGGTAGAATGTGATACATGTGATGGTACAGGAGAAGTGGAACCTTATGAGTATACAACTTCTGTAAAAGTAGATCATGGAGAGGAGATAGGTAAACTTACAGCTTTATACTTAGATCTACCTAACAGACATGAGAATCGTTTTACAGATGATTGGACTAAAACATTTGACATACGTATTGGTAAAGTGGTGAACATGCCACAAGAAGATTGTAACTGGTCAACACAAGATTGTGCTGCAGCTGGTTTACATTTTACTTCTGACCAGATACACTATGTAGGATGTGGTGATCAGTCTGTTCTCGTTCTTATCAATCCTATGAAAGTGGTTGGTATTGGTGCACACAAAGGTAGATGCTTTGAGTATTTACCAATTATGACTGTACCAAGAGAAGAAGCTACAGAGATTCTTCATGACAATCAGTTCGATACTCTTCAGTTAGATGAAGTGTATGCTGTACGTGAACTTGATGATTTACAAACCAAGGTGAAAGAAGGTTTTGCTAAAGAATCTAATAAGTATGAGTTCAGCTTACCAAATATATCTTCTATAGATGTACGTAATATTGTTGGAAGTCTTGAAGAGATGAAGGCTGAGATTACTGCAAGAGTTAGGATGGTAGATTAATAAATTAGGGGATAACATTTATTTGAATTATATTTGTTATCCCTTTAATTTTAAAATTATGGCAAAGAAACCAAAGAAACCAAGAGTACCTCGCACTAGAAATGCTGGAACAATGACAGAATCAGCATTTTGGTCTATGATTAGAAGTGCACTAAGACAAAAGAGTAGATGGTGGAAACCAATTTCTGAATGTAAAACTCTTGCAAGAAGAGCTTATAAAGGAAAGAATAAAAGACAGAAGTGGGAGTATCAATGCAATAAGTGTAAAAGTTGGTTTAAAAGTGATCAAGTTAATGTTGATCATATTGAACCTGCAGGTAGCTTAAATTGCTCAAATGATCTTCCACCTTTTGTAGACACTCTATTCTGTGAACAGGAAAACTTACAGGTACTTTGTAAAACATGCCATGATGAGAAAACACAATTGGAACGCAAATTAAAACAATTTAAAAAATAATGAGCGTACAAGAATGGAATTGGATGAATCAATTAAAAAACAAAGAAATGAAACAGTTTAAAACACCTGGCCATTATGAAAATGGTCAAAAGTATGATATTATAGACGTGTGTAATGATTACTCTCTTTCTTTTAACAGAGGTAATATTATAAAATATATAGCTAGAGCAGGTAATAAAGGTATTGAAATAGATGACTTATATAAAGCTTTAGATTATTTACAGAGAGAAATTGAATATGTTAAATCTATAGGAGAGGAGCGTTATGATAAAAGGAGTTAAATCAGAAACTATTCAAGAAGTTGATATAGTTGTAAAGGAAGTTAAGAATTGCCCTCTTAAATATGACAACACGGAAAGAGTATTGATAATAGATGCTGACAGTATTATGTATTTTGCTACACACTTTCCTGAAGACTCTCTAATGGATTTTCCAACAGAGGAAGAAAGAATAGAAGAGGCTAAGTATAGAACTAGAACTAAGCTAGAAGAAATTCACAATAACATAGAAGAGTTTTATAATATACAAGAAACTTTTATATTTATAGGAGGTCGTGGTAACTTTAGATACAAGCTTTATCCTGACTATAAATCAAATCGAAAAGAAAAGAATCCATTGATTCCAATCATTGCAGATTATATGTTAAATGAATTACATGCTATACCTTCTGTAGGAGCTGAAGCTGATGACTATGTATATGATGCTTATATATTAAGCGAAGGTAACTGTCTTGTAGCAGCTATAGATAAAGATGTATTTTATAATTGTCCTGATGTACCATTTTATAATTATAGAAGTCATGGAGATACTCTAGGAGAGTTTAAATCTATTTCTAAAGAAGAAAGCAGACTAGCTATAGCTTCTCAAGTGGTAATAGGTGACAGTGGTGATGCTATACCTGGAGCTTACAGAGTTGGTAAAGCATGGTGTAGAGATAACATGCACCTAGGTATGACAGATTATCAATTTACTAAAGCTATATTTAGAGCGTATCTAAAAGCAAGCGGTGGTAATGGTCAGATAGCTAAAGAACAGGCTAGATTAAATTACAGTGTATTAAAACTATACACACAGGATGAACTTAAAACAATTAATAAACGCTAATGAAAAAAACGATAACTAGTATCTTTATGGTTCCAACTTTAAAGATACCTAAAGACGAGCTCCGTAATAATGGGTTCTTAAATGCTTACGTTGAAGACTCTAGTAAAGATATACAGTACTCAGATTCTGTATATCTTTTGTTCTTACCTGAAGACATACCTAAGTTTAGGGAGTTTCTAGACGATGAGTACGAAAGAACTACAGCTATTATTGAAGACTATGACTATCCTGATGGATATGTAGTAGTAGTATATAAACTTAATATGAAATGGGAGATAAACTTTGATCTAATCAGGCAAGGTAGATATTCTGAAACAACTGATAATTTTCAAAAGTTATTCAGAAAAGTTATAAAGATTAAGAAGAACGGACTACACAAAGACGAACTATCACTACAGTACAGAATATTTAATAAAACTGAAGATATGATTGAATATTGGCAGGATAAATTAGGTGTAGAGTGGAATAGTGACTATGAAGTGTGGGATGGATTCAATATAGAAAACGAAATATTAGAAATAGAATCAATATTAAAAACTAAAGTAACATGAAAACAATTGAATTATTAAAACAAAATATAAATGCAGCACTGCATATAAAAACTTGGTACGTAGATAAGCTTACAGAAAGTTTAAAAGATTTCAATGAAGATGCTGAATTCAAAAGAATGATAGCTGAGAAAAAGATAAATGATAAAGACATTACAAAAATAGTTGAAAGATCTCCTAGAAGTCTTTTAGATATGTTTGATGAAAGTAAAATATTTGTAAGTATCACTGCAGAACATAAAGCTTTTACAGCAACAGTAAGTTGTCCAAATTCAGATGCTGCAACTTTTATAGGACCACTTGATGATAGATCTAAAATTGATAAAGCTACCACTAGAGAAGCAATAGTAATGCTTGAAGCTTTACTTACACCTGATACTGAAGAAGTTACAGAGGAACAAAAAAAAGAAGATAAATCATGAGAACAATTGGAAAAATTATATTAGATTTGCTATCCGATAATCAAATATCAGCTGCAGAAGCTGAAGTACTAATCACTAGCCTTTCAGAGAATAACAGACCCTCAGGTTTTCAACCTAAGAGGATTGTTGGCCCCTATTGGTTTCAAACAACAACTTAGATATGAGAACAGCTGAAGAATTTAATAACACCTATGAATTAATTTGTGAAGGTGGAGGACTTGTAATAGATGTACCTGCAGTGGTTCAATTCTTAAATGTAGCATTTGCTGACTTTATAAAAATTGATGGATTTAGATATACACAAGTATCTACTGTTCGTGGTATTCCTAGAGTGGATACTAATTTAACAGACATCATGCCTTATGTAGGTCATGTTATACATTCAGAATTAGAGGATAAAATATCTTTGATTCTAAAAGTAGAGTTTGAAGTGGAAGAAAGATTGAGATCAATAAACTTAGATAAAAACGGTAAACCCTTAGAAATATGAATAAAGACATCTTTAAAGGTAGAGTGAATATACTACCTTATGAATACCCACAGTTATTAGAATACAAAGACGCTATCAGACATTCCTATTGGATAGACACAGAATTTAATTTTACAGAAGACATACAAGATTTTAAAGTGGTAATCTCTGCCAAAGAGCGTGATGTCATTAAAAAGACAATGCTTGCAATTGCACAGATAGAAGTCAATGTAAAAACATTCTGGGCTGATATGTATAAACGTATGCCTATTACAGAAGTGGGTGATGTGGGTATGACGTTTGCAGAATCAGAAGTAAGACATAAAGATGCATATGCTAGACTCTTAAGAATATTAGGACTTGAAAAAGAGTTTCAGAAAGTTATAGAAGTGCCTGCAATAGAAGGTAGACTCAAGTACTTAAAGAAATACTTGGACGGTACACGTTCTAGAGATGATAAAATGTATACAAAATCTGTACTATTATTCTCTTTATTTATAGAGCACGTAAGTCTTTTTAGTCAGTTCTTAATTATGATGAGTTTTAACAAAGAAAAGAATGTACTTAAAGGTATATCTAATGTTGTTGAGGCTACTAGTAAAGAAGAAGAGATACACGGTAACTTTGGTGCTGAGATTATTAACATCATTAAGAAAGAGAATCCTGAATGGTTTGATAATAACTTTGAAGAGCTCATTTACTCTGCATGTAGAAAAGCCTACAGCGCTGAGTGTAAAATACTAGACTGGATCTTTGAAAAAGGAGAACTTAGCTTCCTACCTAAGGAAACAATACAACATTTTATAAAGAATAGATTCAATAACTCTCTAGAGAAGATAGGTATGAAGTCTATATTTAATGTAAATAAGGAAAGGCTAGCTTCAACTAAGTGGTTTGATATAGAGATAACAGGTACAAAAGAAGGAGACTTCTTTTACAAGAAAAGTGTAGACTATAATAAGAAAAGCAAGAGCATCACTGAAGATGACTTGTTTTAAAAAATAAATAAGATATGGATTATAAAAGATATTACTGGCTCAACGAGGACAGTAGAAAGTTTTTGTCCAGAGGATACTTAGATGAGGAGCCTGAACAAAGAATAAGAGACATAGCAAACATTGCTGAGAAGTATTTGAACATAAAAGATTTTGCACATAAGTTTGAAGACTATATGGCAAAAGGATACTACAGCTTATCAACTCCTGTATGGATCAACTTTGGTAAATCAAAAGGTTTACCTATTAGTTGTTATGGATCTAATGTGGATGACACACTAGATAGTATACTAAATGCAGGACGTGAGATAGGAATGATGTCAAAATATGGAGGAGGTACAAGCGCCTATCTTGGAAACATAAGACCTAGAGGATCAGGTATTAGTACAGGAGGTCAAGCAGATGGACCTATTCATTATGCTAGAATGTATGACACTGTAGTAGATGTATGTAAACAATCTGCTGCTAGACGTGGGGCTTGTGCAGTGTACTTACCTGTAGAGCACGATGACATACATGAGTTTCTAGACATAGGTACAGAAGGTAACCCTATTCAGAATTTACAATATGGTATTACAGTTAGTGATGCTTGGATTGAAGAAATGAAAAATGGAGATAAAGATAAGCGTAAGATATGGGCCAAGATTATACAAAGACGTAATGAGTTTGGATTTCCATACATTATGTTCTCTGATAATTCTAATAAGAATACACCTTATGAAGAGTTAGGATATAAGATAACAGCTTCTAATCTTTGCTCAGAAATACAATTACCTACAGATAGTTTCCATAGTTTTGTTTGCTGTCTAGGATCTATAAATCTTTTACATTGGGATGAGATTAAGAAGACAGATGCTATAGAAACTTATGTATTGTTTCTAAATGCTGTAATGAATGAGTTTATACAAAAAGCAGAGCACTTACCAGGAATGCGAAGAGCTTTTAAGTTTGCAAAAGAACACAGAGCTATAGGCCTAGGAGTATTAGGTTATCATTCTTTGTTTCAGTCAAAACTTATAGAGTTTGAATCTTTAGAAGCTAAGCAAATCAACCATGATGTATTTTCTACATTAAAAGAAAGAAGTGAGGAAGCATCTAGATGGTTACATGAAGCTAAAGGTTATTCATGTATTAGAGAAGGATATGCTAATACAACTCTTATGGCTATAGCTCCTACAAAATCTAGTAGTTTTATACACGGTGCTGTATCTATGGGTATAGAACCTATCAAGTCTAACTACTTCATCAAGGATCTTGCTAAGTCTAAGACTGTTTATAAGAACCCCTTCTTGGAATGTGAACTAGAAAAGTATGAACTCAACAATGATAAAACATGGGACTCTATTCTTAAGAAAGATGGTTCAGTGCAGCACCTAAAGTTTCCAACTAAAGGAGTGTTTAAATCTTTTATAGAGATTAGTCCTAAAGAGATTGTACTACAAGCAGCTCAGAGACAGAAGTTTATTGATCAGTCTCAAAGTTTGAACTTAATGATACATCCTAGTGTAAAAGCTAAAGATATCAATAAGCTTTATCTTTATGCTCATGAGGAAGGAGTTAAGACTTTATACTATCAGTTTAGCCAGAGCTCAGCTCAAGCATTTGCAAGGAACATTCTTGATTGTGCTAGCTGTGAAGGATAACTAAACTAATTATAAAAATGTAAGAAATGTTTAATTTAGGTTTTTTTATCTCTTATACATTTCTTACATTTGACGTATGAAAGTAGATATTAAAAATGGGGACTACTATGTAGAGAATGGTAGAGTTCATTTTAAAGAAGAATATCTGCTTAAAAAGAGACAATGCTGTGGTGTAAAATGCATACATTGTCCTTATAGTGAAAGAATAAAAGGAAACACCGTCCTTAAAAAGGTGACTTGAATTAAAATTTTCTGTTCTGTTTTTTAATTGTGAAGAAGGGCCTTGGAGTAATCTAAGGCTTTTTTTTGCTTGTAAAATAGAGTGGAATTTTGTATATTTGAACATAATTAAAAACAATTAAATATGGCAAAAAAGCTAAAAGAAACAGGGAATAAGTTCCAGGATGCGCTGGAAAAATTGAACAAGCAATACGGTCAGGGTACTGTATTAGCTTTAAACAGTAAAACAGGAGGGGACTATGATCTTATAAGTACAGGATCAATAGGTTTCGATTACATCACCTTAGGAATAGGTGGTTTTGCAAAAGGTAAAATGTACGAGCTTATGGGCTGGGAGGGTACAGGTAAGTCTACTATATGTGGACATGCTGTAGCTAGTGCTCAAGCTAATGGAGGTAAGGTGGTTTATATTGATGGCGAGCATGCTGTAGATAAGAATTACTTTGAAGCTCTAGGTGTTGATACAGGTAGCATGTTGATTGCACAGCCATCATCTGGAGAAGAAGGTTTTAACATTGCTGTAGAACTAATGTCTTCTGGAGAAGTAGATCTTATTATTATAGATTCAGACTCATCATTAATACCTAAAGCAGTATTAGATGGTGATGTAGGAGATCATGCAATTGGTAAGAAAGCTAGACTGAACAGTAGCGCTTATCCAAAACTAAAGTCTATTGCACACAACACAAACACATGTCTTATTGTAATATCTCAATATAGAGAAAAGATTGGTGTTATGTTTGGTAACCCTACAACCACACAAGGTGGACATGCACTAAAGTTTTATTCTGATGTAAGAATAGAAGTTAGTAGATCATTAGCAAAAGATGGTCAAGATGTGTACGGTAACATTACTAAAGTTAGATGTACCAAGAACAAGATGACACCTCCATATCAGAAGCATCAATTTGATATTGTTTATGGTATAGGTATTGATAGAGTGGGAGAAGCATTACAACTGCTGCATGATTTTGAATTAGGACGTAAGTATGGTAAAACATATACATTTGATGGGGTTAAGTATGACTTAGAAGAATTTAAGCAAATGGTATTAGAAGATGTAAACTTCTTTGAGACAATAAAGTCTACATTAGTTTCTGCTATACGTGGTGAAGATGATAAGTTTGAAGAGGTTGAAGAGCCAGCTGTAGACTATGAAGCTGCAAAAGATGTGAAAGTTAATTCACCTGAAACTATATCACCTGACTTATTTGATACTACTGATTTATGAAATGTTTAGTGTGTGGAAAGAACTCAGATTCTGAGTATTGCTTTCAACATAAACCTAGAAAACAACTAGCTACAAATAAAGGATTTAATAAGCCAACACTAACTAAGAAATTAAAGGTTAGTGTTGGTAAATCCAAACCAAACACAGATCATTTACTATTCAAAGCCATTTGGAAAAAGAGACCACATAATTCAGAGTTAAGTGGTAAGTATTTAGGCAAAGAAGCATTTAGTACATACTTTCATCATATACTTCCTAAAAATAAATATCCTGAAATTAGGATGGATGAGGAAAATATTATACTTTTGACAGTTGACGAACATGCTAACGTAGAGGCAGATATCTATAGGTATGATGAGATCAATAAACGAAGGAATCATTTATTAAAAAAATATAATCTGTCATGATTGAAGTATTAAAATTCAGCGCTACTTGGTGTGGACCTTGTAGAGTGTTAGCTAGTAATTTAGCAGGTGTCTCAGGTATAACTAACATAGATATCGATAAAGATATGGAGTTAGCTAAAGAGCACAGTGTTAGAAGTGTCCCATTAATGATATTTAAAGTTGATGGAAAAGAAGTACATCGAAAAGTTGGTGTAATTTCTAAAGATCAGTATGATAGTTTATTAATAGAACTAGGTAATGATTTAAAATGGAGTAAACAATAAATAAACAATATGAAAAACCAATTTTATTACACAAGAAAAGAAGCTATTGATGGTACGGACCCTGTAGAGTATGCAGAGTTTTTAGATAGCATTAACTTAAACAAAGTTATTAGAAGTGTACAAACAGCTGGTGACACTGTAGTGGTGTTATTAGATGATATGCATGAGCGTGTTACAGAAGTACCTAATATCAATCATAAGACTAATAAGGTGATTGGTACCAAAAAGAAAGTGGAAGTTTATCAAACAGAAGCTTACCTACATGGAGAAGATATAGAAAGATTTAGAAAACTATCAAACATTGAATAAAATGGCAAAAAAACCTTACAAAGAATTACTAGGAAACAGAATATATGTAAATGTTCCTAAAAAAGATGAGAGCAAAATTATAGTTGACGAGAATACTAAAGAAGCTCTACAAAGAGAAATGCTAAAGAAGATGTCTAAACTTAAAGTTTATGATGTTGGAGATATAGTAAAGAATGTAAAAGTGGGAGATACAGTACTAGTAGATCCAGGAAAGTTAAAAGATGCAATGGTTATCCCTTTATCTGATGATAAAGATGTTTTACTAGTATCTCCGTTTGATATATTACATGTTTGGTAATGAGTAAATTTCCTTTTATATCGTGTAAGTGTATTACGTATGGACGAGTTGATACATTAGAAGAATCAATTCATAGCTTTCTTATACAAGACTATCCAAAAGATAGATGTGAATTAGTAATTGTTAATGATTACCCTAATCAAAAGCTTATATATGATCACCCTCAGGTTACCATTTATAACTTAGATAAAACTTTTCCTTTGATAGGAGAGAAAGAGAACTATGCTATTGAACGATGTAAAGGGGAACTTATTGCTGTATGGGATGATGATGACGTAGCATTATCAAATCATTTAAAAAACATAGCAAACCACTGGAAAGAAGATACTAATATTATTCATTGGGAAACAGGTGTATATTATAATGAACCTAAGATTACAGCTATAGTTGGAGTGGGTAACTCAGGAATAGTATATAGTAAAGATGTGTGGGAAAGAATAGGTAAGAGTCCACTAGAGAATGCTGGTGGAGATATGACACTAACTAATAAAATACACCGTCTTGGTGGTGTAGTAAGCGTTAAGTTGCCTAAAAAAGAAGTTTCTTGGTTTTATATGTGGGGCGGTAGAGGATATCACCAATCTGGACAAGGTACAGATGATGGAACTAGACCTAATATAATACAGAGACACTCAGAGTACATAGAAAGCGAAAGAATAAAAGGTAATATACCTACAGGTGACGTATATTTACGTCCTAAATGGAATAAAGATTATGCAAAAATGTTATCTGACTTTATAAAATGAAAGTATTAGTAACTACAGCATCTTTCAGTAGTCCTTTGTATTCTACATGGGTACCTCAAGAGTCTAATAAGTACGATATAACTCTTAACAGAATAAGTGATAAGAGTGACAGCGCTAGACCTTTAGCAATGCACCCTCGATTGCGTGCAAAAATGCCAAAGATGTTATCTTGGGAAGAACATCCAGACTATGATTATTATATATGGATAGACTCCTCTTTTTCCATACGAGACATTACCTCTATTGAACGAATGGTAGATTACTGTATAGGTGCAGATGCTTGCTTTTTTAAGCACTCTGGAAGAAACTCTATTAACAAAGAAGCTAACTTTGTTTTAGATCTTATAAAAGAAGGTAATGACTATATTTTAAATAGGTACAGTGGAGAAAAGATAGAAGAGCAGTTAAAATATTACAATCAAGATAAAGATTGGAATGATAATTTTCTTATAGAGTGTGGCACATTTATTTATTCTAGTAATGTTATAAAAGATAAAAACCACAACCTAATGAAGGAGTGGTTTTATCACAATTGTCTTTGGTCAGTGCAAGATCAATTAAGTCTACCTTATCTATTACAGAAATTTAAGACTAACTATAAATTATTTAAAGGTAACGTTTATAATAACGAGTATACAAAATACTAGTATTATTTACATCCGTATTTACACTTCTTCTTTTTCATCTTAGATCCAGACTTAGCTTTTGTTACAGCTTTACCTTTCTTAGCAAAGCCCATTTTATTACGAACAGCTGTAGGTAGTTTCTTAAGTCCTTTCTGTGAAGGTTTAGGTGTCTTTAATCCAGCCTTAGCTTTTTTCATTTTACCTTTAGGAGGAGCCATAGAAGCAGCTTTGCCACCATAGGTCATCTTTTTAGCTTTCATTCCTGATTTGGCCTTTTTCATTTTAGTTCCAGACATAGCTTTTTTCTTTTTAACTCCGCCTGCTTTGTATTTACGCATCATGATTGTATAGTTTGAGGGTTAACATTTCCATCTTCTTCTAGCCTGCCTGATTCTAGAATTAGGATTATTCCTAGTCTTAGCAGAGCTACGTTTTAACTGTCCCAAACTCCTAGCGCAATAAGACTTACGTCTCTTTGCAGCTTTAGATCCCTTTTTCACTTTACCTGTTACAGCAGTCTTTAACTTACTACCAGGATTTTTCTTTCTATAGGCTTTTACACCTTTCTTAGTCATACCAGCACCCTTCTTGGTAGCTCTGTAATTAGCAGATTTACCTTTTGTGGTTTTTCTGATAGCCTTTTCTTTTCTTTTAGCCATGGGTTACTTTTTCTTTTTAGTAGACTTCTTACGCTTTCTAAGCGCACTAGTCCTCCTACCCATGCCCACTTTCTTTTTTTCAGCAACAACAGCAGCTTTACGTTTACCAACACCTTTCCATGTTACAGGTGTTTTCTTACTAACTTTTTTACTAGGACGACATTTCTTCACACTTTTATTCTTGGAAGATCCACAAGGATTACCCTTTTCATCTTTCCATTTCTCTTTAAACCAACGTTTAAGAGCAGCGCCTTTCTTTGTTTTCCTAACTGCCATTTACATTATTATTGCAGAAACCCATAAAGATACTGCCGTTATTAAAACCATTTGAATAATAAAGAATACTACCTTTTTCATTTCTTTCAACCTCTACGTTTTCTACATTTTGCAATTGCACCACTGGCATAAGCAGAGGGGAATACCTTATACTGTCTTTTTATCTTATGATAACAAGCATCGTGATTAGGTTTTGAAGATTTACTACCTTTTTTAGCTTTAGGTACTCTCTTCTTTGCTACTGTTTTACGAGCAGTTACTTTTTTTCTCCCTCTTGCTTTAGATTTTTTCTTTACAGCCATTTATGTTTTTAAGTTATTTTACAGGAGTCATTGATACAGGAGGTACTTCAGCTGGTGCTTCAGCTTCTACTACCACATCATTTTTAACTCCTTCTTCCATAAGTCTTTCGATTATATCATTAGCTCTAGTCATCAATTGATATCTACCAGCTTCTTCTGTACCTAAAAAGGTTCTAATCGTATTAAGAATTAATCCGAAGTCTTGTCCTGATAGTTCAAATTTAGAGTCAGGTCCCCATGTGTAACGTTTGTTTGGATCGTACTGTGCCATAGTTTATTTAATTTTTGGTTTATAAAATTCTATCAAAGATATAAAATCCTTGTTATGTATCCAAATTTATCTTAAAAACAATAGTACCTGTAGTCTTAATGCTTTTAGATATATCTAAATGGATGTTAAACATTGTATGCAGTTTGATAATTTCTTCTAGTAGCATATTATTGTATTTAGGTACACTAGGTGCCAGTCTAAATATATAAGAGCTTTTCATTTTTGTTATCTGTAAACTAGAATATTCATCAACAGAATCTATCACACCTTCTAAGTGTGCAAAATATGCTTTTTCATTTTCTAGTTGAACTTCAGGGAAAAACTTCCTGCTTATTTGCATTAATGTTTAGTTTGATATATAAACCCAGGGACATGAGTCCCTGAGATATATAATTTGTTAGTCACTAATTAGTTACTAGTTGTTGTTGTAGTCGTTGTTCCACTTATAGTGGTTGTTGTTGTAGTTGTTGGATTACAACATTCGTATGCTGTAATTTCTTTCCAGTTTCCTACCTTAGGTTTCTTCCTGCGTAATACAAGAGAACCTGCTACTACTCTGCCAGATCCATCGAATCTAACAAAAGCTTTTAATTCACGTCTATTTGAAGATGCTTTGCTTCCCATTTGTTTAAGTTTAAAGGGTTAGTAATTAGGGGTTAGGTTAAAATTGAGAAACTAATTTCTTAAATTTCTCTGAGTTTTTGGTATTTATTAATTCTTCTATATAAATTTTTGTTATAGATTTATCATCTACATAATCATAGTTATGATTAAAAGGGTTACTATTTATAAAATTCCCTTTATAGAATTTATCTTTACTGTCTGATGTTACTCCAGCCATGTGTAAGATTTTATTAGTTTGCCACATCTCTATAGGATCTGTAGCCCATCTGAAATCTAATTCTTTAACAATTTCAGTTTCAATATTTCTTTTCCAAAGTATCCACAATACGCACCACATCTCTGAGGTCCATGCTTGTATTGTAGGTTCGTAATCATTATATGTTATATGAGTTCTCATAATGTCATATAATCTAGGTGACTGTATTTCAACTTCTTTGAAGTAGTCAATTAGAATGTTGTGAGGTATACCTTTATAATATAACTGGGCGCCTCCTGATTCATCATTCTTTTCTACTATAGTGTCAAATGAAACACCAATGTAAGCACACATAGATTTTATTATCTCATCACCTTTAGTCTTTAGATACTGATAACCTAAATATCCTTTAGTATCACTACAGTAAACTACATTATCTTTTGTAAACAAGCTAAAGTCAACAGCTTCCCTAAATATAACATCTGAATCTATTAAAAACAAGTCTTGATCTTTAGTATCTTGTTCTAAGTACTTGACAACTCCATGTATTTTTAATGTAGGGATGTAATGTTTCTGTAGTCTAGTATCTTTAAATATAAATACATTTTCAGGATATGCCTCTTTAAATTTATTTATAAATTCTGATGGGTTTTCACCATCTCTATGTAAAAATACTGCACGGTGATTCTCTAATAAGCCTAGCTTTTCTAGATTATAGAACTGTACTAAATTTTGCCAGTGAAAATATGGATCATCTGGTTGTGAACAAATACTGATCATAAATATGTAGTTATTGGTTTTTTAATTAATTACGGTGTAGCAGTTGTTGTTGTTGTAGTTACAGGTGTAGCAGTTGTTGTTGTTGTTGTTACACAACACTTACCTGAAACCTGAATAAGTCTCTCTAATTGCTTAGAAATGTTCCAAAGAAGTTTATTAGTTTCATTCCATCCAACTTGTTTACTTGGTATTGCCATTTTGTTTTGTATTAATTGTTACTATGTAACAAATTTATGAATATTCCTAGTATTATTTAAGTTCTGTACAAAATTAAAATAACTAGTTTAATTAGCTTCATCTAACTTATTTAATTAGAATATTTTGTATTGAACTAAAAAGCTAAATCCACTGGGATTATTAGGTTGTATATAATATCTAGCACCTATTACAACCTTACGTATAATTGCATCTGCTTGAGCATATAACATAGGTGCTTCTATACCTTGAGTAAAAGTTTGTACTCCAATAAATCCATTGAACCTAATAGGTTTCTTTTTGTTTATTATAGATTCTTGTACATCTATATAATCTTGTTGTGTGCTTATGATAGAGTCTTTAGTACTTAGTCTAGCATATAATAACTCTTCCTTTTTAGTTAGTATCTCTATTCGTTGTTCAAGTTCAGCATACAATATTTTTAAATTATCGTATTTAATTAAGTCTTTAACAACTTCTCTAGCTTGATCTTCAGATAGTATAACTACAGGTTTACTAGTATCTATCTGTGAAAAACTGCTGAAGCTTACTAACAGGCATACTATCAACCACTTTAACTTGTACATACTCTTTTTCTTTAATCACTCTTATCTTTTCAATCACTTCTTTATCAAGAGTGGAAAGACTATCGATACTATATTTAAGTTTTAGATCATTAGCTTTGTAGTAATCTAACTTTTCTTGAAGCTCATCTAATTGTATTTCGTATTGAGCAATTGATTCATCACTTTTTATCTGCATAAAGATAAGAAGAAATATAATAGCTAATGAGAACCATTGATTTTTAAAAAAGTTAATCATCTTTATGAAAGTCTATTATATCTTTGTATTCTTTATACACTGAGAAACTTGGACAAGCTTTACGAGCAAACTCATTATGACCATGTAATGTTGCACCATCATAACAACCCATAAGCTCCATTAGAAGTCTCCATAAAGCTTCTTTCTGCTCAGGTGTTCTTGTGTCTTCAGGAGGCCACTTTCCTCTTTTATTCTTTATATCAGAAAGTCCTCCAATATAACAAACACCTATACTATTTTTATTGTGTCCTCTAACATGTGCCCCTGGAATCTCAACAGGTCTACCATTGTGTATAGTTCCATCTAGATATACTATATAATGATATCCTATATCTCTCCAACCTCTTCCTTCAACATGCCATCTTCTAATATCATCAACATCAAAATGCTTACCAGCAGGGGTAGCACTACAATGTAATATGATTTTATCTATTCTTCTCATGGTCCTTCTTCAGTAGAATAAGGGTTATATATAGGAGAGTCTGACTTCTTTGCTTTAAATAATTTTTCTACTAGATCTGATGCACCCTGTATTGATATATACACAGTTGCTATTATTACCCAGTCAGAAGAAGTTATAACATCAGAAAATAGACCGAATGAAGCTACTATAAATACAGTGAGCTTTCTACTAATCCACCTTTTTAAAAAGTAATCTATTTTCTCTTTTCTACTCATGCATTTTTATTGAGCCAAGCTTTTACAATGTCCCAATTCTTATGTGCAAATACACCAAAACAAACACCTGCCCATATTTTGTATCCAAATGTCCATAAAACTAAACCTAGTAGTAATCCAAGTGCACCTTCTATTCCGTTTGAAACAATCCAACTTTTTATTAGTGCAATAATGTTCTTTAATTTTTCCATGTTATTTTATTTTAGGGTATATATTTACAAGATATTGAATAATTAAAGCTCCTGCTGTAATCAATCCAATAGTCCAAGAAAACTTCTTTTTAAATTCTTCTTGTTTCTTAACTTGTGCTTCTAATAATTCTATTTTTTTTTTAAGTTCATCAATGTCATTAACAAACCCTCCTGTTTTTGTAAGAGAGTTTCCTAATATGGCATCCACTACTTGTGTTAATTTCGTATCAATAGAGGTCATTTTCTCCTCCATCTCATCTAGACGATGGTCCATATTCTTTAATTCTTGTTTTACTTGTTGTTGATAGGGTGTATGTTCAGCCATGTTTATATAATAAAAATGAATAGCATAATATACTTGACTTAAGAGTGTAGATTTTTAAGTATATATACAAGTGGTGAGTAGTTGTGTAATGTGTACACAGTTGTAATAGACAAATATAATTAAACTTTTCTTAATACCAAATATTTACATTAAATTATTTCTATAATATAGCATAAACTTTTCAATTAATTTACTAAATTTGTATACAAATACATAATTTATGAAAGTAGAAAAGGCATTTGTTCTATATGCAAACTCTGAATATCTAAGTATTGTAACAATGGCAGTGAAAAGTATTAACTCTGTTAGTGATATTCCTGTTATTGTATATATGATGAACTGTCATTCTCAGGTTCCTGGAGCATCAACAATAACTTTAGAAGTTGATAATATAGATGTTAAAAAAAGTGATTACATAGATAGAAGTGATTCAAACATTTATAGACTCTTAATACAAAGACCTCAGATTATAGAACATGCTTTAGAGAACTATGCAGAAGTTGTGGCTTACATAGATTCTGACACTATAGTTACTAAACATATAAACAACATATTTGAACATTACCCTAAAGGTTGCACCCATCCATATTTTGTACAGGGTGTATATGATTACTTATTTATAGATGGCAGAGGTGGTGTAGAGACTAGAGACGAGTTGCATCTTAGCTTAGAACATGCTGCATGTGAATTGTTTGGTGTAGATCAATCAGTTAGAGATAAGTATAGACAAACAGGATACTTTGTTGCTGGTCAAGAGTCTCGTGACTGGATTAATGAATGGTCATGGATGTGCAATCACCCAAAAGTTTTAAAAAACCCACAACTATATGCACCATATCACGAAGAGACAATAGCAAATGTATTGTTATGGAAGTATAATATACATGAGGGTTTACCGTTAATGTACATAAACTATAGACAAGATACTAATTTAGATGAACTTGAGTTTACAGGTTATATAAATCATGTTTCAGAATGGGTAGCATTACCTGCTTACAGAAATCAATTAATGGCCTTACATGGAGAAAAAGATATTAAAAAAATGGATAACCTTATAAATAAAATTCATAAGAAGATATTGTTTTTAGCGCCACATCTATCTACAGGAGGTATGCCTCAGTTCTTATTGAAAAGAATTCAGGCTCTTACTGATTTTACAGTGTATGTAGTTGAGTGGGCTAATTATAGCAATGAGTACACTGTACAAAAAGATCAAATAAAAAAGCTTACTAATAAGTTTTATACACTAGGTGAAGATAAAACAAAGCTTATAAACATTATTAAAGATAATGATATAGATATTGTACACATAGATGAGATGGCTGAACACCTAGGTGATGATGCAGATAAAGTTTTACCATTGCTCTATAGTGAAGATAGAACTTGGAAGATAGTTGAAACATGTCATAATATATCTTTCAACTATGACAATCAAAAAATATACCATCCTGAAGCCTATGCTTTCTGTAGCCCTCATCACCTAGATACTTTCTCAAATACTAACTCTATAGTAGAAGTTATTGAATACCCTATAGAAGAAAAGATATTTGATTGGCAATCTAAACTAAATGCTAAATATGATTTAGGATTAGATGTAGACAAGAAACATGTAGTGAATGTAGGACTCTGGACAAAAGGTAAGAACCAAGGTGAAGGTGTAGCTCTTGCAAAGAAGTTTCCTCATGTACAATTTCACTTTGTAGGAAATCAAGCTGGTAACTTTAAAGAATATTGGCAACCTATTATGGAAGACATTCCAGAAAATGTAAAAGTGTGGGGAGAACGTACAGATATAGACAAGTTCCTGCTAGCTGCAGATGTATTTATGTTTAATAGTGTGTGGGAATGTAACCCTTTAGTGTTACGAGAAGCTATATCATATAAGCTACCTATACTTGCAAGAAACCTACCTCAGTATAAAGACATGTTTACAAAGTATATAACAGATCTAAATCCACTAAAGATGAAAAATCAGTTATCACAATTACTAAAAAGCACATCACCCTATAGTCCCCCTACAGACAACACACTTTTTAATTTTAAAAAACAACATACAGATCTTTATACATCCGTGTTAAACTCAAACTATACAAACTATAAAGTGCACCAAAGCTTTATAGATAGTCCTTTCTTAGAAATCAAAGGATCTAGTAAAGAAAAGTTTACAGTGATGATAGAAGACGAAAAGGGCCCAGTGTACAGCTCAGAAATTAATGCAAACTGCTGGATAAAACTAAACAGAGAGTACTATAGCAAGTGGAAAACTACAGTTAAAATAGGAGAAGAAGTGGTTCATACACATGAATTAAACCTTGAAGGTGAAAGAGTGTAGATAGCATTTGAGAGCAGCTCATTAGGAGACTCTATAGCATGGATACCTTACGTATTAGAGTTTCAGAAGAAGCATAATTGTAAGGTGATTGTAAGTACGTTTAAGAACTTCTTATTTGAGGATGTGTATCCTGAACTTGAGTTTGTAAAGCCTGGTGCAGATGTGCCTAACATATATGCAATGTATAACATTGGCTGGTTTTACGATGAAAATAAAGAGCCAGAATTACCAAATACAATTCCGTTACAAAAAGCCGCTTCCAACATTTTAGGATTAGAACACAGAGAGATAGTACCTAGAGTTAAAAGTGATTGGGGAAATATATGTGGTATGAAAGATAACTACAGTGTTCCAGGTAAGTATGTAACTATAGCTACTAACTCTACAGCTGGTTGTAAGTTTTGGACTAGAGAGGGTTGGCAAGATGTTATAAACTATTTACATGAAAAAGGCTATAAAGTTATTAATACCTCTATAGAAAACAATCCTTTTGATAATTGTGAAAAGATAGTAGATACATCTTTGGAATATACTATCGATTGTATAAGACAGAGTAAATTCTTTATAGGACTATCTAGTGGACTTAGTTGGTTAGCTTGGGCTATAGGTACACCTGTTGTAATGATATCAAACTTTACAGAGGCTGACCATGAATTTAGTTGCTATAGAGTTACTGATGAATCTTTATGCCATGGGTGTTGGAATAATCCAAATCATAAGTTTGACAAGGGAGATTGGGACTGGTGTCCTGAACATAAAAATACCCCTAGACATTTTGAATGTCATAGAGGTATAAGTTCTGATAAGGTGATTAGTAAAATTCTAACACTCTTATTAATTTCTAAGAAGTAATATCATCCTAAGCTTGCTACTGTTAATACTGTATACGTACTTTCCCTTCCGTCTGGTATTGATGTATAATCCAGTGTTATAGTGTCTCCTACTGCATATCCTGAACCTGCTGCTGTTATAGAAGAAACAGATGTAGCTGCGTTAGTACTACCATCTAAAACTACATTAAAAGTAGCTCCTGAACCAGAACCGCTAGTGCTTCTTTGAGTAGTGGCATAAGTTCCTCCAGAAAATTTTATGAATCCTCCAGTACTTATTGTAACTGATGCAACACCTGAAGCTGCTGTAGTGGTAGTTGTGGTTGTAGGATCAGGAAAAACTTGAAGGTTTTCTACATAAGCCTCAGTTATAGTTACAGACTTGTTACCAATTCTTGTACCAAGACCTACAACTGGATCAGTACTTGCACTATTTTTTATTCGTATAGGCATATTATGTAATTAAATAAACTGTTCCTGCTACTAATGTTCCATTTCCAGCTGCAGTGTTATAATCTGACTGATCTATTTGCACAATATTACTAACTGTAGCAGAACCTGAAGGTTCTCCTGTTGTTACAGATGTTACTCCAGGAAAAGTTATCCATCTAACTGATGATCCAGTTGACTTAAGTATATAATTGCTACTACCTGTAGAACCTAGCTCATCAAGAAGACCAGCACTTAGTTCAATATCATCTTCACACTTAAGTACAGCTCTAGCTATAATATCACCTCCTCCTTCTACTTCAAATTCTGAGTTAGCACCTCCACTACCACCTGCCATGAAACCACCATTAACCTCTAGTTTAGCACTAGG